CGATATGGTGTTATGCAAGAACACGGAAGATGCTCAACGACTACACCATACACTAGCAAAAATTGCCAAGAAACAAAAGATTAAAAGTTTGTTGTTTATGGGTACTGCAACCAAAGCGAATATAGGTAGACTGTACGATGTTATCCATGAAGAAACTGGTTGGTCTTATGAGAAAATAAGAAGACAAAGTACGCTGCATTAAAAATTTAAAACACAATTAATCGGTCTAATTGTTAGTTTGATTTCCATTAATTCATCAGAACCATAATTTAAATTACCAAAATCTATTTGAGTCATACTACCTAATATAGTCCATTCTTCAACTACATCACCGACTGGTCCTAACATTTGTAATCTATATTCGAATGGTCTATTGGAAAAAGGACTTTCAACTCTTAAAAATAACTCGTGTAATATTTGAGCTGTTGATGGTGAAATTGGGTCGATAAAAGTTATTTCAATATCTTCCAATCGCATAAAACCATTGTTAACTGTAACGCTAGGTCTAACAGTTGATTTTACCGAATATTGTGGTATTTCAAATTCTTCTGGAAATATAATTAAAAATCTGTTAGGTCTTTTTGGTTCATAATAACTAAAACCATTTTGTTTAACCCAAAATTTTTCTAATTCACCTATGTTTTCTAATTTATTAGAAATCCAATCCATTACAATTTTTTGAACTATGGTAAACTCAACTGAAAAAATAAGACTCATTTCTTCAGCTATGTGTTTACCATAATCTTTATCTCCATAATATTTATGGACTATGTTTGACCCTTTTAAAACGTAATGTCTATCTAAATAGTCAAATAATTGTTGTTCGTTCATTTTATTTAAAAAGACTTTCTAACTTAGCTACTAACTCAGCAATTCTTTTATCATTTCTATCGATTTGTTCTTGAACATGTGGTGGGATATTACCAGCATGTTCAGATTTCATTTTTGAGTTAGCTCTTTGTAGAGCATCACTTTCTCTAAGACAATTGTCGTAGATAATTGCTTTATCTTGATTATTCATTTTTATCACATTTACAGTCACCATTGCATTCGCATGGTTTATTTTCTAATTCAATTTCTTCATCTGGGATATCAATATCAATACCTACAGAGAATTGTTCTTGAATGTCTTTAATCATTTGTTGTACTTTCTCCATATCTGGTTCTGAAAGCATTACTGGGTTGATACATTCTACTTTTTCTTCACCAGTTGTTGGTAAGAAGAATGCCATCATGTTAGCGTTTTTTTGTTCAATCATATAGTTTACCGACTCAGCAAATGGTTGAATAATCTCTGGATTTCTCATCATTTCAGCGTCTAAGTAAAATACTAGGATTAGTGGGTGGTTGTTTTCCATTTTTATCTTTTTAATTACAACGTTATTTCTTTAACAATATGTTTTATATCATGTTTAGTACAATCTGGGAAATAAACCAATAAAAATGTGTTTACGGCTATTATCTTTTCTGTTTCACTGTTAACCATTTCACATGCAATATTAACATTGTCATGTAACACATAAATTATATAAGTGTTCTTTCTAGTTTTCTTAACTATGATATTCTTCATGTTTTGTTTTATGTAAATATATGGAAAAAATAAAAACATGTAAACTATAAAATAAAAAAACCACCCTAAAAGGATGGTTTTTATTTGATTTGTCGCAAGATGTTGGGGCTTTTACTTCTAACCCTGTTGGAAGTTTCCCAGCATTGAAAAATAAATTTAGAGGTTGCTGGGAAGACCTACATTAACTAAGTACTGAATAAATATTTGTAGATAGTTTCTGCTGTATACACCTTTTAGTGACAAACTTGCTAAGATGAGGGCAGTTTACCACCCTCTCCTTATTACACAGTTACGCTAGCGTAACGTTCTGAGCCGATAACCGACATCATCATTGCTAATGGTGTCATTTCTTTACCAGCCAACAAGTTGGTTAGTAAAGCTGGGCTGAACCCAGATACAAGCTTATTGGTGTGAGTAAAGGACTCGAACCTTTTAGATTTCACCGTAGGACGTAACTAGACTGCTACTTTCCGAGTGTTACTATATCCCCTCACCTCTGCGTTTACCCATCCGCCAACTCACACTTAAATTTATACAAATATACTAAAATAAATTACATTTGTCAAGTTTTTTCTAAAATATTTTTTGTTTGGACTTAAACCACTTTTTATGGCGTTTTATTTTTATCATATATTTATATAAAAAGAATATTATGATAACATACATTTACACACTTTCAGACCCAACAACCAATATCGTAAAATATGTTGGTAAAACTATAAACCCTAAAATGAGATATAGAACGTATATCAAACAAGCCAAAAACGGCACAAGAAATAATTTAGTTATTAATTGGGTGAAATCACTTTTAAAAAATAATTTAGAACCTAAAATGGAAATTATTGATGAGATAGACGGGCCTTGGGAATGGCTTGAGCAATATTGGATATCTCAATTTAAAACATGGGGTTTTAAACTAAAAAATATGACGGATGGCGGTGATAGCAACCCAATGGATGACCCAGAGGTAAGACTTAAGGTATCGAACCATATGAAAACATTAATAAAATCACCTAAATGGTGCGAAAACATATCTAAAGCTAAAAAAGGTGTGTCAATACACTCTGATAAACAAAAAAATATTTATAGTAAAATGAATACTGGTGACGGTAACCCAATGTTTAATAAAAAACATACTCAACAAGCGTTAAATAAAATGAAAATACCAGTTTTACAATATACGCTTTCTGGTGATTTTATAAAAGAATGGTCTTCTGCCGCTGATATTGAACGAGAGACAGATATGTTGGCTAGAAGTATTAATAGATGTGCAAAAGGTGATAGACCGACAGCATATGGTTTTAAATGGGAGTATAAAAACAAAAAAGGAAGAGGTTAACCCCTTCCTTTTTTTAAACCGTAATGGCTTGATATCTTTCACTATTTATAACGGTTAACATCATACTCAATGGAGACATGTCTTTCCCAGATAATAAATTAGTTAAAATACTAGGCGAAAAACCACTAACAAGACAAGTTCCGTTCTTATCAAACTGTACTGGTTTGTTGTTATCACCTCTTGATTGAATGTTCCAGTAAACAATCTTTGGCATGGTGTAACCAGCCTCAGCGTATTTACGCTCAATCATTTGTTGTGCGGTTGGATTCCAGTTACGACCACCTGCGTAGTCGAATTCCATATCCGAAAGGATAAGAATCATAGTTGGCATCTCATCTTCTGACACTTTAGAAGCCTTAGCTTTGTTAAGTATCAAGTCGAACACCGCTTGGATGTTTGTTGACATCGCCCAATGAGCTCTTCTCAATTGGTTGTATCTCTCACTAAGGGTACCTTTAAGGTATTCTAAAGTTGGAGAACTTGAGAAAGTAACGAATGCGTCTTGGAAAGGACCAACGTTTCTTTGAGAGATGTATAACCCCAATGAGATTGATACATCCATACAAGTTACGTTAGGGTTTTGTCCAGCTGGGCATTCCATTGAACCAGACACGTCAACCACTGGCAAGAATCTCTCCTTGCTGTTCTCTAAGTAGTTTGGCAAAGCTTCCCATTGTACGTTAGCACCTTTGGCGTTACCTTGTTTCAAACTCTTAACGATGTCGTATGGGTATACGGCACCAGCGTTGATTTTAACTTCACCTTTCTCAACAGAGTTAAGGTAAGCTTCAAAACGAGCTAAGTCGTTTTTCTTGAACGCTTTCATGTAGTCGCTCATTGCTTTTGAAGGCAATTTAGAGTATTCAATCATTGAGAACTCTCTAGCACACATCAATTGCTCAACGGTGTTTGAGTTTTCCACAAGTAATTTACGGTACTCTTTTGGAGAAAGACCCATGTATTTTCTTAGAGCAGTAGCCCATCTTTTTTTCTCACGGTTACCTACGTTTGGACGTGGCATCCATTTAGCCGCCAAGCCATTTTTAGCGTTTAACGCCTCAGCAATCAAACCCAACGCTTGTGCTTCCAATGGTGTGCCTACCAATACAAGTAAGTCATCCCAACGACCAAACTCGCTAACCAAGTGTAAGTTTTTACCAAGAACTTCTGTTCTGTTGTTAGCCAAGTATTCCATGATATCTCTGAAGATTTTTCTCTCTCCAGCACCACCACGAATATCACGTGCCCAGAAAAGCAAACGCATTGCTGTTAATGGATTCTCACCAAACGCTTTGGTAAACGCATTGATTAGTCTAGATTTATCTTGACCTCTCATCGCCCCAATTTGGAAAAATAAGTCAACACATAAGTTCATAGATGTTGAGTTAGTAGCCATTCCGTTTTCAGTGAATGAATCTTTAGTTTGCATAGCTCTTAGTAATGAGTTCATAATAATAAGTTTTTTGATTAATTCTTTATTTCAGTGATGCAAAGATACGAAGTTTTTAAGCCTGTGTCAAATTTTTTTGCAACTTTTTTTAAAATATTTTTTTGTTTGTTGATTTTCAATTACTTAGACACAAAATTTTTTATATATTGTGTTCTATGGTACCTACATGGACCTATTTGTTTGATAGCGGCTATGTGTCCAGTGCTTAAATAACCCTTGTTTCCACTCCATTCGTATTGTGGGTGGATAGCATGTATTTTTGTCATGTATTCATCACGTCTAACCTTTGCAACTATAGCGGCAGCAGCTATGCAAGTATATGTATCATCACCCTTTGGTACTGTTGTTACTGGTGTGTCGGAATAGTGTTCCCATACTGTACCATCTACAAGTATGTGTTCTGGTGTTGTTTTTAGTTTATCTAAACATAAATGCATCGCTTTGAACGTTGCTGGGTTGATACCAATTTCGTTGATGACGATTGCCGATACAGCTTCGCATGTAACATCTATCGCGTTATCCATAATAAGTTTATACGCGTCTTTACGTTGTTTTTCGGTAAGTTGTTTGCTGTCTCTGATTAATTCAGATTTAAACCCCTTAGGCATAATGACAGCCGCTGTAACAACTGGCCCAGCACCTGCACCACGTCCAACTTCATCTAACCCAACCACATAATCGTAGTCACCATAGTCTTCAAGAATTTTCTTCGTCTTTGCCATTTTGTATTTTCTTTTGTATGTAATCGTAAATTGCCCAACCAGATATAATCGACCACGTACCTTCCAAAATGATAAATGGTGTGTAGCTTATCATATAAGAAGCTATACACGCCATGGAACCACCAAAAAAGTTTAGGGTGATATAAAGTATGTGGTTATTATCTAGTTTGTCTAGTATGTTTAACAAGAATGCTGTTAACATAAGTGTTACTCCAATAGAACCTATAGTATCGCTATTCATATATTTTTTTAGCAAATATACGAAATAATTCTATTCAGTAACAACTTTTTTAGTGAATTTTATTAGAATACCAGCAATTTCAACTTCAAACTCATCTGATGGTTCGAAGTTATCACCAGAACCATTTGTCCTGTAATATAGTTCCATGTTCATTGCTAGGTGAGCATTTGGGTGTAATTCATAGGTTAAGGTTAACCCTTGTTTTTCTATGTTTTCGTTGTCTACGATTTCAGAAACAGTTTGTAATAATTTATCGAAGTTCATATTAAAATTTTGTAAATAATTTTTTTATTGATGCACCGATTTTATACAAGAAACTTCTTTTGATTACTTTGGGTCTTGGGTTCTTTTTAATTTCTTCCCCAAGGCCACTTTTAACTTCATTTACAAATTGAGCTTTTTTAAGAGCTGTTTTGTATTTCTCAACCAACATGTCTTTGTCAGCTAAGGTTTGTTCTCTACTTAATGATTTATCACTCATAATCTTTTATTGTAAATATACTAGTTATTTTTGTTTTTGTCAACATAATATGGTTCATTATCGAAACCACATTTATGACAAACATATAAATCTTCTGGGGATGATTCAGATTCTTTCCATGACCACCCACAACTCTTGCACTTGATAACTCTATCAATTGCTTCTCTAAGTAATTTTTGTATAAATCGTTTCATTTTTTTTATTATAAATATTGACTAATCTTAATAATATGACTATATTTGAGAAAAAGATATGATAACACTAATTTTTTTATTGGTTTGCTATGGGGCTTGTAATAATTTAATTTACGGCTCACTGTTTGAAGGGTTCCGTAACTTCTTGACTAAATTTGGTACAGGTGGTTACAGTCTTTACAAGCTGTTTACTTGTTTTATGTGCTTAGGTACATGGATGGGTTTCGCAATATCAGCCATATTTGTTCATTTTGGTTATTCTAATTTAACCCCTGTTGGTTCAATAGGTGTAACCAATATTCCCCTTTTAATTTTTTTAAATGGTTTGTTATCGGCTGGAGGAATCTGGTTGATTCATACTGCCCAAGAAGCGCTTGAAAGAGCATTTTCTTAATGTTATTGTTTTAATTAAAAAAAGCCTTAGATATCTAAGGCTTTTTTTTATCTTGGTGGCAACTCAACTTTGTTTGCCATTCCGTTACGTTTGTTTTTGAATAATTTTCGATTTCTTTCAGCTCTCGCTTCCTCTTCAATCATTTCCAATTCTTCTTCGGTATATTCTATTGGGTTACCGTGTTCATCTACGTATTGTGGTACTGAGGGTAACACACTATTTTCTTCTTCACCCATAGCATCAATCATGTCTGCTGTGTATATTACAGGTTCTTGTTCAATACTTTGGATAGTTTCTTTAGGGGTTTCGGATTGCATAGGTTCATCATCAATATCTAGATTAAAATCTGTCAATGATGGTACCATGTCTTCTTCAGTAAACGTAAACTTAAGTCTTGAAAGTTTTGCTAGTGAATTTTCTTTGAATATTCTTTTGAGCTCATCGACTTTAACCCTTAACAATTCATGTTTCTTTTCTCTTTCAAGGTTTAATTTTATTGTTTTGTCAACAAACGCTAACAAATCATCAATACCAACATTTTTGTTTTCACTGTAAATCATGTAGTAATTCATACCCTCATCACCCTTAACTCTATTTATCTTAGGGTCTTCAGGAACTGTCCACCCTTCTTTAAATACAGTGTCTACTAGTGGTGTACCCTCTAGGTATCGGATACCAATAACATATGGTTGTAATGAATCTAATGTTTTTTGTATACTTGACATATTTTATTTTTAAATTTTAATACCTGTAAATATTGCAGATAACACATATGCAATTGATAAACCTAACAAAACCAAAGAATTCTTAGAAATAACATATTTGAATTGTTGTTCTTCTGTTGAAGTAACCATGGCTTGAATAAAGTAATAACCATGTCTGACCATGTTTAATACCGATACAAAAAATAGTATCATCAACACTTTGTTAAGCAATAATTGTAACATACGTTTTATTATTTAGATTCCTTATTCTTATTTGAAACATCTTGTCTGATAGCTTGTGACAACGCTTTGATGTCTTGAAGACCTTTTCTAAGTCTTACACCAGCGGCTTTGTTACCTTTGTCATAAAATTTAGCTGCATCTTCTTCTAATGCTAGTAATGTTTCTTTTAGTTCGTTAAAATTTTCCATTTTTAGTTTTGTTTTAAATCATTATTTTTATTGTTATTTTCTAACATAGCTTGTATCTTAGCTATGCTTTGTTCTGTTGCTATCGATTTAGCTAACAAATTTTTAACTTCAAAGATTCTAATATCTAAAGGTTTATCTTTGTCGTTTATAATTCTTTCCATATCATCCTCAATTGTTAATTGGTCTGTAGATAGGCTAAAAAGTAATGCTTGAATTGTTCTGCTTGTTTCCATAATCACATAAAACTACTTAATTATTTATAAAAATAAATAGTAAAACTTAATTTTTATTTATTTTTAGCGTGTTATCCATTAATCCGTAAATTTCAACCAATGCATCAATATCTGAATTAGTCTTCAATTTTTCATAGTTAAAAAGGTCGTCCCAAATCTTTAATATACCAGTTTCTAGGTCTTTTTTTGTTTTATCTATATTAGAATAAAAAACTTCAAAGGAAAATTCTAAAAAATAATTATATAAGTTAGAATTATCAAACACGAATCCTTCCCCTTTGAAATTATCAAGGGTTCTGTTCCAACACCAATTGAAATGATTGAGTTGTTCAGTTGGATTTGTGACATCATCACCCATGTATGTATCGAAAACCGTCAACAATAAACTCTTTACAAAATCGTTAAAGAGGTCACACTTTTGAAATTGTATGTTATTCTTTGTGTATATCATTTGAATGGCTTCCCTACTCATAGGTTGGTGAATGTAAGCTAGAAATCTAGATTTATCGTAATTTTCATTCATTCTAATGTTTTATGTTAATATATTAAAACCATCAGAAAAATAAAGACTTTTATTAAGCTGTTAGCCAAGAATAATATCTTTTGGTTAATGAAGTTCTTTCAGCTAACCCTTTGGTACCTCCATTTATTTTCTTTGTAATAGCTGTTATAGTTTTATCATCAATACCGTTGTCACAAATTGCCCATAGTTTATTCTTATTGAAAAAGAACATTGCTGACTCAAAAGCGTATTGTTCTGCTACTATGTCTGGGTTTGTTAAAATTTCAGGTATTTTAACATATTCACTAAACTCAGTATAGTTGTCTTTACCAGTGGTTTGTAATGCACCTCTACCTCTAAATTTCCAACCATCTTTGCTGGCTTCATCACCATTACCCATTCTATTAGCGTATACTTTTGACGCTATTTTGATTGGTTGTCTGGCATATTGTTCAGCTGTTTTTTCATCAAAATACTTAGGAAATGTCGCTACTAAGCCTTTAGCTGAATAGTTTAAGTTTTCTGAAAAAATTTGAAAACCACCACTCTCATGTGATGTTTGTCCAAAGAAATGTGCCGCTCTTTCAGGTGTTAGTTTAAAAAAAGCCATTGCTTTTTTAAGTGTGTTTGGTCCGAATGAACCATCTGGCGTTGCACCAATTTTTTTTTGTAAATTAATTAAACTCATAATATAACTTTTTTAATATAAATATCCTAAAAATAAAAAACCCTCTAAAAATTAGAGGGTTTTAATATTTTTTTATTGATTATTCTTCATCTTCCATGTCTTCTTCATCGTCTTCTTCATCGTCTTCTTCATCGTCTTCTTCGAAGCCTTCCATTAAAGAATCCATTTCTGGCATGTAGTTTTCATCTTCTTCTTCTTCAAAGTTGTACATTTCATCCATTTCATCTTCCATACCACCATGCATCATTTCATCCATTTCTTCTTCGTACATACCTTCTTCCATGTCACCATGCATCATTTCTTCCATCCAAGCTTCATCCATTGGTGCAAAGTAGTTTTCACCTAATTGGATACCTTCTCTCATGTGAATGTGTTTTTTAGCATCAGCAGCATGAGCTGGTTTTGCTTTATCCCATTCACCAGTTGCTGGTTTTGGAGCATATGTAGTTTTTGATGGGTTACCATGAGCAGCAGCTTGTTTGATGTCCATTTGGTCCCATTCGCCTTCACCTTCAGATTGGTCACCAAGACCCATACCTATTTTAGCATCACCAGCTTTTCCCATATGAACATTTTTCTTAGCTTCTGGAGCTTGTTTTTTAACTTTCTCTAATGAATCAGCTGAACCTGTTTTAGCAGCAGGTGCTTTTGTACCTTTATCAGTTGAATTTGAACCTTGAACGTGTTTCTTAGCTTCACCAGATTGTGCTACTTTTTCATCTGTTTTTTTAACAGGAGCTTTTTTAGATTCGATATTTTCACCTTCAATAAGAACTTGTGATTTTTTCCAAATGTCAGAGAAAACAACATTCTCATCAATTCTAGCTTTACCTTTAACAGTTCCAAGAGTTTCTTGTGACTTGTAACCCATAAGGTGTTTCATTTTTTGAATGTCTTCGTTAACCATATTTTTATCCCAAGCCATAAGTACCGTAGCTTTACCTTCAGTAAGCGACCCTTCCCAACGCATTCTGTATGACTCAACTCCGTCAGTCATTTCAAATACTTTATTATCAACTTTATATGATTCAGGGATAAGTTTCAAAGCGTTACCAACACCTTTGAATTCTTGTTTGAATTTTAATCTTTTCATTCCTTCTTTTATTTGTGGTTTGTTGTTAGTTTTATTTTCTTTAGTTTCGATTTCTCTACTTGCTTTTTCGTAATCATCACCAGAAGCATCAGCTTGTGTCATATCATCTGGGTTATCTTTTTTTTCACTTTCAGCCAAGGCTGAAAATCTAGCCATTGGAGCGTAGTTATCTGGTACAGTTTCAATATCATCACCAAAGCTAATAAGACCCTTAACAGCGTCTTGTCTTTTCTTAGCTGAAGCTTTGATAGCTTTTACTAATTTTTTACCAAACGTTGGTCCAGTAAAACCCATTTGTTCTGGAACCACATTAGCATACTCAGGTGAATTACCCATTGATGGGTGACCTTCAATTGCTTTTTGAGCTCTTTCCTTAAACATAGCATTTGGGTCTCTATCATATTCAATCATTTCCTGACCATTCATTATCTCCATTTCTTGGTGATACTCTTGTTCAGTATTTGAATTGTAGTTGAACTTGTTTTGCGGCATGTCTTTTGTTTTAGAAGCTGATTTCTTTTGTCCTTTCTCAGCGTCTTTAAGCTTTTTCTCAATATCTTTTATCCCTTCATCGTTAAAGGCTTTAGATTTCGATAAAACAGCTTTAGTGACATCAATGCCAGGAGTGGCTTCGTTCACAAATTTTTTAACAAGTTGTTGTTTTATTAAATTTTTGTCCATATCAATGTATTTTATAATAAATATCACAGTTTTAACTAAAAACTGTGATATTCTTTATTATATGTTATTTTTTTTAACTATCCTATCTAGTTTATAAATAGTGTATTTTTTACCCTCAGCTAAAGATGGCGCATTTATGTTACTCTTTGTTTTTTGTAGTTTAACCACATTATCTGCGGCGCCAGTACTACAACCACCATTTTGCGCTTTCTTATTATTGTTTAATTTTGTACAATCATCCATTTTAACGAAAGCACCGCCAGCCCATTGTGTATTCTTTTGAGCTTTTGTTTTCTTAGGGTTGGTTGGGAATTTACCATCACGTGAGATACCAACAAATCCTGGGTTATCATACCCAAAATTACCAGCATCGGCTGAATCCATTTCAGTTACAACTGGTGGTAATTTTTTATCGTCATATTGTTTTGGTTGTTCTTTTGATGGTGAAAATAACCCAGTGTAAGCTCCAGAAGATGCAGCACCTGTGACCTCTTCTATATCATTGTAAGTTTCATCATCTAAACCTAATTCTAATTGCTCTGGGTCTTTATCTAGTGATTTTCCAGAAATTTTAGCTATAGCGTAATCTAATTTTTTTTGTTCTTCTGGTGTTCTTTGATATGGTTTTTCTTCCATAATTTCACCTTCAGCTATTGGTTCAAGTACCATTACTAGTCGACTGTCTTTATCATATAAATGCAATAACTCATCTTTTAATTCTTCATTAATGATAACTAAATCGGTATTACCAGATTCAAAATCACCAACACCTTGACCTTTAGATAATTTTTGAAAATTATCGTTTACATAATTTTCAAGTACGTCATCATTAACATCAAAATCATCATAATATTCAATATCACCTTCTGGGTCTGTAAAACCTTGTCTTTCAGCATATGGTTCTAACACTTTAGTATCAATATCACCATAATAAAACACGTATAATTCGTTAGTTGATAACTCTTTGAATATAGCAATCTCTGGGTTTGAGTACTTTATTTCAACAAATTTTTTGTTAGGTCTTTCACCTCTAACTACTTTAGGTTCTTTACGATTCCATGGAGCGTTAGGGTCATTTTCAGCACCAGCTGGATAACCACCATCTTCTGTTATTGGAGTTAACATTTCGTTTAATGTGTTGGCTATAGCTTCTTTAACAGTCTTAGCATCACCGTGCTTTTTAGATACTCTATAAGCACCTTCTTTTTTAACTAAATAACCCTTAGATTCAAGTGCTTCACATAAATCTTCGTATGTTAAATTATGACCTTCCCAGAAAGTTGAGAATTCTTCATTCAAACCATAAATGTATTCTAGTAGTTTGGTTACTTCTTCATGAATAGGCGCACCTAATGGTTGGCTTAATTTAAATTTAGGTCCCATAACAATTTTTTCTTCTGGAACATATTTAAGTTTTCTAACATCTTGGCCACTAAAAGCAGATTTAAAACTTTTATCTACTGGTGACATAGATTCCTTAATCAACCCATTTTTAACTAATGTTTTATATTGTTTATCGGTAAGTTTAATTTTCTTCATGATTATGTGCTTTTATTTGATAATGAATTTCTCCACATGCCTCTTTTGACCCAAAGAGTTTTATATAATTGTATCAAAACGTTTTTAGTTATCTCAACAACTTTGTCTTCTAATTCTTTGTCGTTTTTAAGTCTATCTTTAACTATTTTTTCAATTTTTTCTTTGAAAGTGTTGCTATCCATATAAACTTTAACTTCTTTAGAAACGTCAGCTTTTGTCAGATTTTCGTTTATTTTTTTACTACTTTTTTTCATAGTTTATTTTTATTAATAAATATTTATCATAACAAAAAAAGCCCATTTTTAGGGCTTTTATTTTAATGATTAAAAAATTCTTATTTTAACAACAAATATGATGTACTTATTAGACCCAAAAATGTTCCAACTTTCCATAGGAATGATTTTACCTTATAACCTTTTAATTCTTTATGTAAATCATCTGTTAATTTTTCATATTGATTAATTTGTAATTCTTGTTGGTGGATGATATATTGATTATTATCATCTTTACCTTTTAACAAAGAAATTATGGTATCTTTTTGGGTACCAACTTCAACCAATTTGTCAACTTTAAGTTGTGTTTCTTTTAACTCATCTTTACAACCATCATATCTAACTAAATCCTTGGCTACTTCTCTAAGTATTTTATTTGGTAGACAAGTTTTTGTTGTATCTATTTGTGAAAAACTGCTCAAGCTCAGCATTAGAAAGCTTATCAATATCATTAACTTTTTCATTTGTTCTTATTTTAATAGTTGTTATTCTATTGTCTATTTGATGTATCTCTTTCGTGATTGACACCACTTTATTTGACACTGAATCAATTTTTGTGTCAATTTTTTTATTTACTGTTTTAGCCGAATCAACTTTTACTTGAATCGCTTCAATCTTATCTTTATAACCCTTAACATCAGTTCTAACACTATTAGTGTTGAAGATATTGAATAAGACCAAACCGATTATAATTGCTAAAAGAATATTTTGTTTAGTGAATATTGATTGTTCCATAATTTTTATTTTAAATAATCGTCAATATTTTGTTTAGCCCATTCTGTTGCCCATACATCATAATAACCTTGTAGTTTATTAAGTATTTCTGGTAACTTAGGGTTAGATACATTTTTAACTATAGGGTCTTCGTAACCTCTTAACAAATCCATTTCAAAATAAACACCAGAACGGTTATCTTGGTTTACCCATGTTGGTGCTGGTTGGTCCTGTTGTTGACCAGCGCTTACACCAGTCCCTTCGTCACCTTCCAAAAACACAACTTTCATGTTAACATTTTTAGAATCACCTTGTTTAGATACAGTAATTGATTTTATAGTAGCTATAGGATATACAATCTCTTTAATCTTTTTAAGTTCATCTTTGTATATAGGTGTGTTTTTATCGATGTCAACAGCTTGAACGTTTTCATCTTGTTCTATAAGAACCGTTTTAAAACCACCTCTAATCATGGCCATCATTTGTTTGGTCATGTCGTGTTCGTTTATTCTTTCTTTCATAGTTGTTCTAGTTTTTCTTTAAATATATCAAAATCCCATGATGGGTTTAAATCTGTATAATTTTTATCTAAATTACTTCGATAAAGTACACCACTAAATCCTTTTAAATTATCTATTTTTGTGTTGTGGCTTATTGCTGTCTTTGGTATATTGAATTCATCACATAAATTTGAAACTAATTCTAAACACGCTTCAAATTGTTCTGGAGTGTATGGGTCCCAATATCTTTTGTTTCTCCAACGCTTATCTATTATCTCTGTTGATTTATTATAAATATCACCTAACCATGTAATGTATTGGTTTTTTTGTTCATCTCTGCTCAACCAACCGTAATTTTCTAGTAAAATAACAATTGTTTTATCGTTTATTTCTTCTTCACTAAAAAAATTAGATTTGTAGTTTGGGTCAAAATGCTTATAAACAAAACCAGCCGCATCTATTGTAAATGCAGCTGTTTTATTAAATTTTCCGTTGTATCTATGTTTCCACCCAAAAAAATGTCTCATATGGTCATTATACGTGTCGGCAAGAACTATTTGAGTCTTTTGTGTTTCTTGTTTGATATAATTGTTTTCTGATAACACATATTTATTCGCTTCTAATAACATTAACCTCTACTTATTCTTTGAATCATGTTATTTCTTTTAGGTTCTGGTATTTTTACCGAAAAACCTCTGTTTCTTTCTTTGATTTCTTTTATGTCTTCAAGAGTGATTTTACCCTTTGGTTCGTATTTTTCTTCTTCAATTGGCAAAACTTCAGGTTCTACTGTAGCGACTTCAGTTTCTTCTTCAATCGGTAATTCTTCTTCAATTGGTGTTCCTAACCAAATATCTTGTTTCATCTCTATTGGTTCTTCTGTAAAATTGAATTCACCAGTTTCTTCATCAACAACAATTTCATCAATAGGGTCGATTATGTTTTCAAACACTGGTTGTTCAATCGTTTCATCATCTGAGTATTCTATCGGTTCTTCTAAAACAACATTATCCGATTCTTCCGTGGTAGCTTCAATGGTTTCTATTTCAATGTTATCTAAAACTGGTTCATTTTGAACCACTTCTTCAGGTTCATTTGTTAATTCTTCAACTATGTCTTCTAGAACTTGTTGGGTTGAATCTTTTTTGTTTTCCTCATCATTAGATTCCAATTGGAAAACTCTATTGGTGATAAGAACTAGCGCCACAGCCAATGGGTCAAACACAAATATCAATAACAAAATCAAATAGTTTACAACACTATCCATTGATATGCCAGTCAATTTTGATATGTATTTAAGAGGTCCAACCTCAGCAGCTACTGAACTACCAGCTTTCATCTCTATGGCTTTTACATTGTATTTGTTTATCGAGTCAGCCAACACAACATTCTTAGCGTTAAGCGCGTCAATCTCAGCATTTAGTTTTTGGATTTCACTGTCAGCAGATTTAATATCACCTCTAACGTTATTTCTAGCCCTGTTAGAACCAGAATTATCTAATCTAGCTTCTTGGCTACTTCTTAAATTAGAAAGTTGGTCTAAACGCTTTGTTTTAGTGTCTATTAGCTTTTGGTTGTCAGCAACACTTTTTTCAAATGTTCCTTTCTTTGCGTCCAACACACCTAACTCGCCTTCGTGCAATTCAAGTTTGTTAGCGGTTGATTGGTAAGCGTTTGACAAGAAACCGTAAATACCAGCTGAAGTGATAAGCATCAAAACAACAACACTTATTGATAAATAAACTCTAAGTGTTTTAGCTAGTTTGTCCCAGTACGTATGCAAAGCGGTTGTAGTTACTAATTTACCGATTTCTAAAACAGAAGCCATTATAATGACTGCTGTACTAGCACCAGCAAATAACTGGCTAAGCCCCCATACTGAGAAGTAAGCGGCACAACCAGCGACAGCAAGTGCTAGACCTAACATAGCGTATTTAAGTTTGAATTTCATATCAAATAAATAGTTGTTAAAACCAGTTTGTTATAAGTTGATTAGATTTTGCAACTTTTTGGTATTGTGTCTTAATTTTCTAATCGCTTTTTCTTTTATTTGTCTAATACGTTCTTTTGTAAGACCATATTCATCACCAATGGCTTCAAGCGTCATACCATCATGGTAAGTGTTTATACCAAAATAACACTCAATAATCATTCTCTCTCTTTCATCCAATACAGATAAAATATTGTTTAATTCAAGTTTTACAATATCAGACACACCATCTTCTTCATCATATGATTCAATCTCATCACCAACAATCAAATCAATGATTTCACCACCATCCTCATTAGCGTTTTGGTTAAGAGAAGAAGCCTTTGGATAATTTAATAAAGATTCATCAAAGTTAGAAATTTCTTTCATTAACTCATCTTCATTGTCCTCACCGTTTCCAAACTCTTTGTTTAGTTTTGATATTTTATTTATGATATTTGCTGGTAGTCTTACAACTCTAGCGTTTTCGTTAAGACTTTGGATAATCGATTGTTTAACCCACCATACAGCATATGAAATGAATTTGAACCCTCTAGTGTGGTCAAATCTAGTTGCAGCTTTTATTAGACCATAGTTACCCTCATTAATCAAATCTGATAATGAAAGACCTTGTCCTTGATATTCTTTGGCTACTGAAACAACAAATTTAAGATTGGCTTTTACCAATTCATCAATTGCTGACTGCTCACCATTTTGAATTCTTATGGCTAACTCAACCTCTTGTTCTGGTGTTAGCGTAGCAGTTTTTTTTACATCTTTAAAATACTTTGTTATTGTATCATCTGAACTATAATTTAAAAATTTTTTACTCATTAATATTTTTCATTTTTCCCTTTTTATTGTTATGTTTTAACAATAAAATATAATGATAAAACCCTTAAAAGTCAAGGGTTTTTATCATTTATTTTACTAGCAAATCCAATATTTTTTTATCATATTCCGTTAGATTTTCAACGCCAGCGTCAATAATTTTATTGAATAAATCTTGCTTTTCTGTCTTGGTCATGACTTCTATGTCTTTTTCTGTGATGACACATTTTGTTGCAACTGTTTCAGTGTATGCTGTTGTTGAATCACTCTTGAGAACACTCAAAAATTCCTCAGATTTGTTTTTTAATTCTTCCTCATCCATTTCATTTAAAAATCCAAATAAACCGTTGTGGATTTCTGGTTTGGTTATATGGAATCCAGAGTTTTCTTTGTTTAAATCAAACAACAAGAAATTTCTATTGTTAGATTTAAAGTAATCTGTAAGTTCTGTAGGGTCCATAAACGAAGTAAATGTAGCAATAATCATGCCTTTTCCGTCTAAAAAGTTAGGTTTTCCTTCGCTGACTTTATCTATTTCTGGATAAACAGCTTTGGTGTTTCCAACTACAACCATACAATAATTTCTAAATTTCATAATATGTTATTTTTTTACAAATATATTATTTTTCTTTGAAATATACAACTATTTCATGGTAAATTTAGATAGGTTGTTATTCTTAACTACCGTTACTACATTGTCTCGCTTTATTTTTCTATTATAAAAAGAACATAAAGGCTTCAAATTAGTGTAATGATTTAAAGTTATAACATCTTCTTCTGTTATCGCCGAGGCGCTTGGTACGATGTGGTCTATATCCCAACCATAATTCGGTTCACCATTATATAACCCGTAGTTATCCCAATTCATCCAAGGTTCCCAAAGTGATTCAATGTGTTGTCTAAATTCCTGATAATTACAACCAAGTATTTCTACTGTTTTTGATTTTTTGGTAAAACCATTTTTTTTCATAACAGCCCTAATATTTCGTTTAATGTTTGTCGATAATTTAAAAACAGGGTCTGTTTCTCTACGTTCTCGATACCTTTTATTGTTTTTTTCTTGTTTTTCTTTTTGATTGTTTTTAAAATACAATTTAGATTGTTCTAGTATTTTTTCCTTATTTTTTTGATAATAATCTTTCTCATATTGTTTTCTTTTCTCAACTTGTTCTAACCTTTTCTTTTCTTTTTCTTCTTCCGTTAAAGGTATTTTTCTAAATTTATCATAATATTTTTTAGCTTCTAATTTTCTAGCTGCTTTTTTTTCTTCTTCTGTAAAATATTTCTTTTTCATCTTTTTATTTATAAATATAATAAAAAACTAAAAATGTTAAATCTTTTACTGTTTTTTTATGATATTTTAACAGTAGAAATGTTATTTGTTTTTACAACGGTGATATTATTAGTTGACCAATCCTTAACTAAGTCATTATGAGTGATAAAGAACACAATTTCATACATGTCAGATATCTTTTCAAAAAGTGTTTTAAGTTTCTCTAAGTTTTCTGGTGCTACTTTACCCAACACCTCATCAAACGTGATGAAATTTGGCATAGGTAACGTAGATATTTTACCTAATACAGCTCTAAGCGCAAGGCTTGATGCTGTCTTTTCAAAACCAGAACCTGATTTAAGTAACTTCTGTACACCATCTTTGGTTATCATGAAATGAACATCATTCTTATCATTAATAAATATCTCAACTTCAAAATCTACAATGTCTT